TTGCACCCTTGACAAAGAGCGGGTCAATGGACTGATCGCTGGCGATCCTTTGCAGGTCGAGAAGGACGTGATTTTTACCGAGTGCTGGTGCTGTTTCGGCTGGGGGGACATAGGCAGGCGTCTCCCTTTTCACCGGCTGTTCCTCGATAATAGAGCCATCAATCCTGATCGGAACCTCTTGCGGTTCACTTACGGGTTGTTGTTGCCTTTCTTTTTTAACGCACTCCTTGCAGATCCATAACGGGAATTGCTTGCTTGATCCCTCTTTTCTGATTGCTTTCCCGTCAAGAGGGACGCGGCCATAGACGTAATTAAGCTGACCTTCTTTCCCCGTTGTGATGTAGGCTCTCAACTCGATCACGTTTGAACAGCCTTCAACAGAACAGGTGGCCCTGTCTTGCAAGAATGGTCTGCCTTCCGGTGTCCGGAACACTTCCTTCCCTTTGTATAGCTCTTTTTCCTTTTGGATCTCGGGGGGTGTAATGATGATCCTCTTTGGTCCCCCGTTCGTAGCGGCGTAGCCGTTCTTGGCTATCTTTTCCATTGCGCTGTCCTGTGTAATCATCTGCATCTTCAGGATATCTTCTTTGATTTGTGTAGGATTGGCGGGGTAGATCGTCGGCATCTGGTTGAAGATGTGGGAGTGCCGTGCTCTTAATCCGCCGACAGTTTTGAAGCAATCCATCAGTTCTTTGTGCGCTACTAGGTGACCGTTTACAAGGATTTCTTCCTCGATTTCGGGCGTCCCAGGGGGACACATGAAAAGCCATTGATCCGCCTGAATCCTGATCTTAGCCCAAAGCACATTGTCGAACCTCACCATAAATTTGTAGTTTGGATCTACGGTGTAGACCAGTGTTTTACCGATATGGAAATGATTCCCGTGGCGGCATTTGAAATGGTTAAAGGGGATTCCTTCATCTTTTGACGCCTGTGCTGCTGCTTCCTTGGCAGACGCTTCGGTTGGATAGGGTTTCTTGCGCTTGCATTCACGGACTATTTCGGGGCTATCACTTCCGCCGATATTCATCATGCTAGTCATGCTGATTCTCCTCTCGTCGTAGCATAACGGCAAAGCATCCAGGCAGCTCCTCTGAACGCCTTGTCTTCCAGCGATTCGTCTTTTGACATTTCTTCTAATCGGTTTATTAATCCGAGCAGGACAGCGCTACTGTCCAGTCTAGTTATATCAGGAGGTTGGGATGTTTTCATGGGGATTTTAAGCGTTTTCAGCGCCGGGGGGGGTTGCGGGGTTTCGGGTGGTGCAGGCTCTGGGATATTGTCCTGACAATCGACATGCTTCCAGTATTTGGATTTTGGCTTTATGGGGACAGCAAATCCCTTAACAACAGCTTTTTGTGCCGACATGCAATGTGGTTTACCGTCCTTGAATGTTGCTGTCGCGTCAAGCTCGATAGGACCGCCGCATTCACTGCATGCTACCGTTCGTCGCGTATGATAGCCGGTGGAGGTCTTGAAGATCTTGGCCCCTTTGTAGAAAAAATCTTCACCGTACCGCTCAAACTTGAAATAGTTCGGTCCCAAGATGATTTCGTCAGGAGCGCTGGTGGGAGGTTGAAGCGTTTCAATTGCCGGTGTCTCAACATCAGGTGTTGACGCGGTTTCGGGCTGGGCTTGTTCAGGCGGTTGGTTGGCGCATTTGACGCATAGCCAGTGATGGCCCCCAGGTTTTTCCTGCTTTGCCGCTTCGAAAGGGGTGAACGCTTGGAACCGGCTATAACTGCCATTGGTATTGCTTGACACGGTAAGCTTGCCGTGGATGGGGGCTTGACAGCCCCTGCATTCCTTGTCAATGAGGGCGTAGGGGGAATATCTGGGGTTTGGTCTGTAGAGATCTTGGCCGCGAAACCTGCCGATGATCTTGCCGTGTTCGTTTGTTGCGGGGGTCGGAATATCGGTGATTTCGGGAGCGACAAAAACCGGGGGGGCGTGTTTTGTTTCCCTGCCGGGGATCGGGGCGTGTTTCTTGCTTTCCGTCAGCAATTCTACAAACTCGTCTTGCTCCATTTTGGAGTCCTTGAACTCTAATGGCAGGATCTTGTTGTAGCTTCGGGCAAAGAGGTCGGAACTGCTATCCATCTTCTTGCTTGTCTTGCCCTTCAAGCGGAAGGAAATCAACTCCCCCCTCTTGAGCACATCTTTCATCTTGAGCGTTATGTCGTGGGGACAATTGAAGACGTAAATGTTGCCCTCTCCGTCATGGATCTTCGCCAAGTAAAAACTACGATTTGGATCATAGAAAATGTACTTTGTCCTGTCCAGGTCTTCTTCCAATTCAAGCTCCCCCCTTTAAGATTATTTTACCATTCTGTCGCACTAACACTGGGGAACTGTCAAGAAAAAAATGAATTTATATTTTAAAAAAATCATGAGCAGAATTTTAAGCACAAAAAAAGGGGGGACGCGGAAGATTAAAAAATCTCTCGCGTCCCCGATGTCCCGATTGATAACAATCATGCTGCTTTCGCAAGTATCACGTCAAGCGTCCGCCTTGCTCTGCTTGTCTTGCGGACAGGTTTTCCGATTATCGTCTTGACAGGCTTTCTAGCTATCGTGCTCTGCTGTTCATGCCAGCTCATGTCGAAGCTTCCGCCTGTCAGGACATACCGGCCATAAAACCCATGGAGTCCGAAGGTTAGCGTAGTGTTGGAGTCTTCCGATAGAAAAACCTTCTTCCCGTCGAATGGACCCGCATGGAGCCTGAAGAGCCTCTTTCTCGTTCTCACAAAATCACCCCCTCTTCTAATACTCGTTCGGATGTTCCTTCCATTGGAATCCCTTGGGCGCGGGAGGAAGATCGTTAAACAGTTGGTATCCTCCCGCGTCTTTATACAGCCATACGTTGTTTTCTACTTCTCGGATATAAGCCCGGATCTCGTTGATACAGCTTCCGCTTTCCAGCCTCAATATCTTTGTCGGCAAGAGACCCCAAAACAGTTCAAGCAGTTTTTGTATTGTCATAGTACCCCCCCCTCTAATACTCGTTCGGATACAGAATGGTCGTCACCGAGCGGTCCCACTCGGTTATGATCCAGATCGTATTCTCACCGAATCCCTTGGATATACCTTTGGATTCGTCGATGGTGTAGGCGGACATAACCCTGCCGCCATTCTTCAGTCCCTCGTCATTGGTCTTCTTGTCCGCGTTGCATATCGTTCCCCAGTCCCCTCTCTGGTGCCTGGATAGGGATACTTGGACAAGCGCCGCAAACCTGTCGTCTTTCTCCATGTCGGCGGCTACCCCTGCGGTCGTCAACACTTGACCGAGTTCCAATACCGGCTTGATTTCTTTTAACATTGGTCTCACCTCCCCTTAAAATCTCGGTTGCGTCTCTTTCTTGACTCGCTCTTTCGGTTCGGGTTCAACGGCTGGCCCCCTCTTCTTCAGGTAAGCGCAGACATACAGGTAGCCGTATGACCCGTTGCAGTTCCCCTTGACGATACCGGTTTTGTCTTCATAGAGGACGATTGTTCTGTCCTCATTCGGGAGCATATTGCATTCCCTAGCTTTCTTTTGCGCTCTCCTGATAGCGCCGTTGTTCAGCCATTCCTTCAACCTCTTGCCTTCTGGGGTGTCGATACCCTTGAAGTCCTGCCGGTCGTGTACCATGTCGTCGGGGTAGATCCATCGTGCCCCCCAGCAAACCTCAACCTCTTCGGGGATCTCGGCGTTGAGTCCCCATGCTAGTTTCTGTTCTCTCATGATTCAATCACCTCCCTTCTAATGAATCACTGACTTCTCGGCTTCCCTCTGGGCCTGTTTGATCTCGGCGTTGCGCCGGATCTTCCAGGTGTTCCCGAAGAAAGCCGATTCGATTGTTCCTTGTTTGAGCACCTCGCCATAGATGATCTTTTTGCCCTTCCGCTTGTAGGGCTGGATGATAGCCTTGACCCCATCGTTGACAGACCCCGCAGTTATCACTATGGCTTCTGTCTTGTTGGGTTGCTGTTCCACCCAGCCACGTTTGTAGTCTTTGGGTATTTTCGGGCTCTTGCTTTGCACCATCCAGGCGTCGGACACGACAAAGACCGCATCAGGCAGGGCGCGGAGTATTACCTGCTGGACTTTTTTGTGGCTTTTTTCCGCGCCCTCTTCGCTCATATCAAGCCATTCGACAACCGGCGGAAGTCCCAGTTTTTCAAAGATTGCCATGGTTGAAAGGCTTCCCTGTTTTTCAAGGAAGCCCTTGCTAAGTTCCAGCAATTCCGCTAAACGCTCTTCTAGGTATTCCATCCCTATACCCCTTTCTTGGCCTTCTTTGGTTTGTCATAGTCCTTGCTATGGCAGGACGGGCAGAACTTCGGCCCCCCTTCTACGCGGGATTTCCAGGGGCCATAACCGCACTGTCCGCAGATGTAGCCCCGCGATAGGTTGAAGTACTCGATCACGTATTTTGCATACGCGGTCAGGATCTCGTCCCCCTCAAACATAAAGGACTTCTTGTCCTGTTCGACCGCCTCATCGTAGAGCGCTTTGAATCTCCCAAAGTTCTTTTCGTTAATGTTTCCCATTTTCGTCCTCTCCTTTCGGTCTCATGCTTTCCAGCAAGGCTGTGGTTTCTTCGTTGCAGAACATCATCGGCAGTTTGTCGGGGATCTCTACGTTGAAGATCTTCCTGGCCACCGTCCGCTTGATATGTGTGATCTTGCCGGTACGGTAAGCGTTCTCGGGTTTGATTGTGCTGCCGTGGATAGTGCTTTTCTTTTCATCGCACTCGACAAGCGCAAGGAATCCGTCCTTGAACAGCTTGTCGTGCTCAGGACACAAGCCGTTGCCGGTGACGGTGTAATGATCGAACGTGTCCCGCAGCTTCATGTCCAGCAGGAGCGCCCCGCTGTCATACGTGCATCCGCATACGATGCACTGTTTTTGCTCCAATGTGACATAGGACTTGTCGCTGTATCCTCTCGTTTTGGTTCTCATGGCTTACCTCCTGATTTCCGTTTTCAGCGCTCTGTTGATGGCATCCACCAAAGCCCATTCAGGCTCGGTGTCCCTTGCTCCGTACTTGGCGTATTTCTCCATGAAGCGGAGCATTTCGTCTCTGACTTCTTTTGCCGCCAAGGTTTGATCTTTGTCGTTTTCGATGATCTCATACTTGGCAATCTTTAATAGTCTGTTGAGTTCATCGGTCATAGCACGGGCGACGATCTCGCAACCGAGCATGTCTGTGTAGAGCTGCCAGTCTTCGGCGGTTAGCATTGGTTTCATGGTTGTTCTCCTCTCAACGGTTGACCTCTTCGGCTGCCGTGGTTATCCCGTTTTCCCAGGTCTTGATAACTGCCCAGTTGTTGTAATCGTCCTGAAATGGTGCTGTTGTCGCCAGTGTTTTGGCGGTTGCATAATCGTTGCCTGCATAGATCAGGTTCCAATAATGGTTATCGCCGTAACCGCCAGACAGTTCAACCGTGAAGATTTTCATTTTGTCTCACCTCTTTTCGTTTTGGTGATAACCTCGTGAGAGTGTGAAAGCCATTCAGCCTCGATGCTGTCAGGATCGTGTTTGTCAATCATCCGAGAGAGAGCCTTGTGTAGCCCCTCCAGCGTTTCCAACAGTTCGGGAACGGCGGCTATCAGGTTGGCGTTGGCCTCGCTTTCCGCTATCAAACGCTTAACGGTTTCATAGGATTCATCGGTTTAATTTTATGCGTTCGGTAACCGGCGTCTCCCTCAAATTCCACATGGCAACTGGTGTTGAGATTCTGAACGCTGGTGATGTATTTGACCTGAATCAGGTAGGTGTGGGTGACCATCTTGGTTAGGGTTCGCCCGTCCACATAGCGATCCATTGTTTCGTGAAGTTCAATAAAATTTTTCATGGTTCAACCTCGCTTTCCCTATCGCAGAGTTTCTGTTTTGTGCCGTCAGACGCTCTGTGGAGCCCGTGGGGGCGTTTTAAAAGCGCCCCCCTTATCTGACTATTGGTTTTAAAATCAAACGCTCAAATCGGCTCAAATTCCACCCCCCTCACTTGTCCGCAGCTTTGATCAGTCCGTGCTCGATCAGCACCTCTGCCGTCCGTCCGAAGTACCCCTGTAATTGCCAGCATAGGCCGGTGTCAACTAACACCTGCCATGCTTCCAATGTGGTCTCTTCGTCGGTTTTTTCCACCCCTTCAGCAATCAGCGTTGCTGTCAGGGTTCCCATTGTGTGTTTCCGTTTCGCCGCTTTCATGACTTACCCCTTTGAGAAACCGTTGCGCTTCTCTGACAGGCTTATAGTCAATGTCCCATTGATCCTCGGGGTATTCTCCCTCGCAGATCTCAAACAACTTGGCTATAAGCTTCCGCTCGTTGCCAGCTACCCTCTCGATTTCGTTCGCTATGGTGTTCATCATGACATGCAAGGCTGTCAGGACGTAGATCTCTTGCTCCTTGCCGCAAGCCTTGGCAATCTTGGAAGCATATTCGTGCGCCTCTTTGATTGTTGGCCGGTCTGCAAACAGTTCGCAGCGCAAGCCCTTGGCTAGGGCTTGCAGGTTTGTTGCGTGGTCTTTTTGGCACCTTGCACAAATTTTGGTGTCAGGGTGTGCCGGTTCCTGGCATTCGGTACACATTTTGGCGTGGTCGTAACAGCACCCGTCTATTAATCCCGGTTCACCGCAAACTTTCCCGGTAGTTGGGTCTATTACGTTGCAGGTTGCCTTTTCTTTCTTCATACTCTCGCCCCCTCCCTCTTTGCGAACAATAAACCGTAGACCATCCTAGTGGTTTCGCGTTCGCCTTCTGACATAGACCGCCAACCGTTGAGAGCATCGCTGTCGCTTTCGTCGATGCCGCTTACTTTTTGCAGCGCCTGAATCATTTCGACGCCAAACTTCTCTTCCGCTGTCATAACCCCACCCCCTATCTCTCCGGTGTCAGGAAGATCCACCATTCGCTGTTTTTCATGCGCTTGCCGGTGACGGGATGGATCTCTACCAGATCCGCCTTGCATCCATAGCCATCTGGAACAGGTCTGAATCCGCGAACATCGCCATTACCGAGCCATTTAGCGCACTTTGTACCGTCCGCTAATGTGTGCCATTTGCTGACTTGTCTCATGCTCTCACCCCCTGTCCAGCCAGCGCCCCAGTATCTTCTGAAGTCTGGCTTCGATTTGCCTTGCTTGCTCCAGATCTTCGACAATAACCTTGATGTATGGAGCGCATACGCCGTTGCCGCTCATGCTTTCGACGCTGACTGTGTTTTCGGTATATAACGCTTCATGACATTTCGTTAAGCGTTCATCGGCTTTCCGGTAAGTGACTTCACCCTTCAGATCCAGACGGATTTCGTATTGCGTGGTTATCATGACCTTACCCCCTCACCTGTAAAACGTTGCCAGCTTGAAAGTCTCCTTGACTTTCATCTTTGCTTCCCCCCTGCTTTTTGCCCGTACAAACATTTCATTGACAAACTCCGGCCCCTCCCCTACGGCGCGGTAGATGTGGTCGCCTTGGACATACCCCCAGTAAGCGCCGCCGGGGTCATAGTCGTAATCAACCCACGGAAGTCTGACCAGATTGAATTTAATCGGTTCGTCTGGTTCTTCGATTGCGTCCGCACGTCCCATGGGAGCACCGTATTTGCAATTGACTTCTGTTAATGGTGGAATTTTCATGACCTCACTCCCCGTTCATACCGTGGCGAAAAACTCGACTGCCCTTTTTATCAGGTCGATGGTCTCCATTTTCCTGAATGCCAAGTGTTCAGGCGTTCCCCTGTGTAAATGCCAGTCGTAAAACAGGTTGTAGTATTTCCCCAGGAGAGCCCGTTCCTTCTCGTCAAATTCCGCAAGCCACTTTCGGCGCTTGCTGCCCTGGTCTTTCACCTTGTGCCACCCTTCAACCATAACCGGATATTGCAAGGCGTCTAACTCGTCTCTGTTAAGCTCGATTAACAACCTCATTGCTTTCACCCCCCCTTGGGGTATTACCCCCAGATGGCCTGCTCGTAGGCCGGTAGTCCCCTAACGATTTCAGCGGCCATCAGGTTGCTGATTTCGTCAAGGGCTGTATACAGTTCGGTCTTGTCGCATTTTCCTTCGCAGCTTTGGTACAGGTAGCATAGAAGGGACTTGTACACCTGGATTGCAGATATTAACGGGACAGGTTTGTATTTGTAATCCAGACTCCTGAACTCCTTGGCTTGCCCTTTCCCGTAGCGCTCCTCGATGCTCTGGCAGTTAAGCTCAAACATTGCCCTGCCAAGCTCCCCTGCAAACTTGCCGGTGTAGCCCAGCTTGCCAAGTACTCTTTCCCGTGCATAGCCCATATCGTCACTGTTTTGTAAATATGTGACTATGCGGTTGATGGTCTTGTCTTCGCAGATGTATGCTGACATGATGGTTACCTCCTTCTGTCGATGTTGATCTCGCATATCTCGCCCAAAGTCACCAGTTTCCAGGGCTCTGGTTTTTCGTACCCTTCGGGCAATGGTTCCAGGCAGTTCCAAACCGTGATTTTGCAGCACTTTTTGCAGTAGGGGTAAATGTCTCCCCAGTGGTTCGTGCCGATCAGCTTTTCGGTCTGGCATTTAGAACATTTGTACGGTTTAACCGTGTACTTTCCTGTTGTCGGCATTGTTATCACCTCCCCCTTGGGCTTGACTACCCATTCCGCAGCGCCATCTTTGACGTGGCGCTACGTGTATGAGCGTTCAATCCGTGCGCCTGAAGTTAAAGCAGTCCGCATCCTTCTGTAGCGTTCCCTTAAATGTCATGCCGCCCCTGATAAAAACGATGTGCTTGCCTGTGATTGCAACATCTTCGCTGACTATTTTTCCTGTGAACGTTTTAACCTTGCCGTCTAGGAGGTAAAACGTGCCGCCCATGCCAACCTCACAGTTTTTGTCCAGACCCTCAAGCATGGCAGTGTCCAGGCAGGCGTTGTGTATGTCCGCCTCTTCCGGTGTTATGTCCACCTTGCCAAGGTTAGGCTCGAAAACGCCATGACCTTTGAAGTCGATCAGGTAACCAAGGCAATACTGTTTATCGTCTGCCTGATAGGTTATCAGGCTCCCGATGTGCTGGAAGTCGTCCCGTGTTAAGTGCTTTTTCATGATGTCCCCCTTTTGTTATGCCGCCTCTTTGTGCTCCGGTTTGGCCCCATGCCAGATGATCCGGTCTTTATACTCCCAGGTGTCCCAGTCCATAATGGACAGCGCCCTGTCGTTCTGGAACGCTATGTCCGAAGATATGAACGTGAAGCAATCTTCACTGATTTTCATGCCGCTGTCCGTTGTCAACGTGATGGTATCGCAGGAAATACCCATCTCTTTCATCTTATCGCTGGTATTGCCGAGATAGATTTCCAGGCGCGTGATGCCGTCGATTAACAGTGTCGGGTTGTGGAAAACATAACGGCCTTTGAAGATCCGCTGATTGTCGTCGTGTGACTTCCCTGATATGCGGAATTTTACCTCTTCCGTAAAGGGTATGATGTGGATGATTTCCGTCTCGAATGCCAGACCCCTTGCCACCCCTTGCGCTTTTTCATTAATGACTATGCCGTCTGTATAGACGTAAGCGCAGTTGTGGAAGCGGTCGCTTGCCAAGACCTTTTTGACCTTTGAATTGAGTTTCATTTTGCACCTCCTGCGTGCATTTGAGCGTGTCACATGGGTAATGACACGCCTATGAACGCCCGTGACACTCCTTTTTTCAACGTGTTGGAATCATTGCTTCTTTTTTTTCAGCGTGTCACTTGCCATGTTCGTTTGGTTCGGGTGTGTGCCGTGCTAACCGTTACCACAACAGGCTCACCGGCTTAGTGTTAAAGCGAGCTAATCGCTTTTTCTGCCAGCTTGGAAGTGTGCTGTTTTTTTGGTGTGTGTGCATTTCTTATAGCGGACTGACACGCTGGGTATAGATAGCTCTCTATGATTAGCGTATCAAGCGTATCAAGCGTATCATCATGCGTATCACCATAGATAGATAGAGATATAATAATCATTCTCTATACTTATAAGGATAGCATGTCATAGATACATACATATCTATAGTGAAAGAGAGAACGAGCTATTTTCGGGTTGATTTCGCTCTTTTTCAGGTTGTCTCCTCGAAAGGAACGTGAATTTCGATTTCATACCGCTTTTCACGTTCAATTGCCTTACCGCAGTTTGTGCAATGACCCCTTGTATACTCATTAGGGGCAATGACCTTGTTACACCTTGGGCATCTCATTTCGTTCACCCCCTTACCATGTTTGTTGCGGCTATAGCTCCCAGATGTGAACCATAGCCCTGTCCAATGTTTCCCTTACCTTAGCCGTGCCACCGTGCTTGTATGCCATATCGGCAAGACGGTTAAGGACTCGGCATTCATAGTCCGGTGTGTATTTTGTCAACATGGCTGCTTACCTCCTTTCTGGTGTGCGTTGACCACCCGTTACCATGTCTTAACTGTTTGGTGGATCTTGTTAAGGCATGGTGTACCGATGTTCAAACCAGGATGATATAGCCCATCATCATTAACTCTTCCAAACCATAGACCTTATGCTGTCCGCAGCTTTCGCACTCATAGCCCCTTGCGTCCGGTTCGCATCCCTCTTGGGTTTCGCCGCATGAGATGCAAAAACCGGTGTAATCGTCTGACAGTTGGACATACTCGCAATCGTCCATTTTCGGACGGAAGACTTCTTTGCCGCTTTTTGTCTTGGCTTTAACCGCTTCCATGGTTGCTCTCCTCTCTGGAAAGGGTAAGGGGGATGTTGCCACCCCCCTTGAATCCATTGCCGATTGTTAACCTAAGATTTTATTAAGCGTGGCCGTTGCGTTGTGTCCGTTGGTTTTTGTTGGGAAGTCCGCAGGGATGTAAAGCATAACGCCACCCCTTGCGAAATGGCTTTTAATGATCCCTTTAGCTTCCAGCTCCTTGACTGCCGCGATGGCGTGGTCTTTGTCCAGACCGTAATACTCGCGGAATGCCTCATTAAAGCCCGAGAATACGCTGTGGATACCTTTGGACTTTTCCACGTTCCGCAGTTTCAGGATAGCCGTGGTTACAAAGTCCGCCATTGCAAGTTTGCCGTTCCCTTTGCCGTTTTTTGTTGTTGCCATGGTGTGCCCCTTTGTCTGCCGTTTCTGGCCTTGGAGTGATACCTCCTATGCAATCCATTGCATTTGTGGCCTTGTGCCACAACATGCGGACTGATGCCGCATGCTCTGAAAAAGCCACAAAACAACGAGCTTTCGTTCGCTTAACCTGCTGAAAGCGTCAAAATAACAGTGCCCCCGGAGTTTTAGTCTCGGCTCTGGGACTTATGCGGTCTAGGCTGTCCAGCCCCTCGGGGGGACATTATCGTCCGTTACGTGCCTAGTCGCCAGCGTTCTGTCCGTTCCCGCTGGATACCTATCACCATAGGTCGCGGTTGGTGGACTTTCGCTGTGGTGCCGTTCGTTTGGCCGTTGCGCGGATATGCACCGGGGGTTTTTCCCCTGGCCGTTACCGCGTCAGCTTGCCCGGCTATGGGCTCCCCCCGTCGGGGGAGGGAAAGTGGATTTCTCCGCTTTCAATTAAAACATTACTCTTCAAGATGATGAAAAGTCAAGAACTTTTTTATGGCTGTGATTTCGGTGACTTAGCTGTCGGCCGGCATTATTTATTTTTAATAATAACAGAGAGTCTGTTTTATTTTCACAGAGACGCTTGACAAGTATTTGGTAATGAGTATAATCTAGTTAATGTCTTTCATTAAGATTATTAGGGATAGGGTAAGTAGTGAAAATATGCTAGTTATGAGGAGCAAGTAGTATGGTGTCCGAGGTGGAGCAAGAACTAATGAGGGGAGTTATCGAGGCTCTGAAACCGCTAAGCCCCGTCAGACGTAGGATTGCGCTTGGTCTGGCTAAAGGAATGTCCAGAAAAGCTATAGCAGAGCAAGTCGGTTTTGCACTTCCTTACGGCATTTCTACCGTGGTTTCGGCTGGAAACGAGCCTAAAGTCAGGGAAGTAGTGAATAAAATCGAGCAAGCGGCTCTCCATGGACTAACAAAAGACCTGTTATTCCATAAGCACAAACAGCTAATTGATGCCAAGAAAATCATAAATACAGCAACCGGAACGATTGAAGTCCCAGATAACGCTACTCAGGGGAAGATGTTGGAGCTGGCATACAAGGTTTTGGACGTGCTAAAGGACGAAAGTACTATGTTGGTCGAAACTCATGAACAAAGAATGGCAAGGTTGCGCGGATCTGATTGTGATTGATATGTGACTGTGATGATTGTAAGTAGTTAATAATTGTTTTAAGTACTTGGATTCACTGTTCTTTATATTTCGTGGTCACATCATTGTCAAGGAGTTGCCCGGCAAGCGTAGCGCTCACAGTTGCCCCGGCTCCCAGCTCCCAGCTCCCAGCTCCTGGCCCTGCCCTGGTCCCTGGTCCCTGGATGCCACCCCCCCCTACCCCTGCTACAAGAGGGTGGTGCCGTAGCAACTATATCTTATCGTAACAGGAGACTGACGCCGAACCCATTTTTCCGTGATCCAATTTTTTTCTTTCCGTCAAAATTTTTTCTCCCGATTTTTCACAGAAAGGACAACGAATGCTCACTTCCGACGAATGTTTCAAGCGCTACGGCGATCCCTACGCCGCTCTCAACCGGACAGTGTACCACGTACCACCCGAACTCAAGTCCCTACGGCTCCCCTCCTCCATCTACTGCAACATAGATATGGCGATACCGCTTAATACCGCCCTGCACAACATCCTCGACAGAGGACTCTCCCACCAGCTCAAGACTTACGACGGCTGCACCAATATTCGCAAAATGAGACACGGCAACAGCATGTCCCTCCACTCGTGGGGAGTCGCAGTAGATATCAACGCCGCTCTCAACCCGATGGGAGAGCCCTCTGCCCAGCCGCCTGAACTCGTCAGATGCTTTACCGATGCAGGCTTCGACTGGGGAGGGACGTGGCACACCCCAGATCCGATGCACTTCCAACTGAAAGGATAGCCCCATGGAATATTTCGACATCGCTTTCAACAAGAACACGACAGAGATGATGGCCTGCCCCTTCCAGGCAGGCGGATGTACGCCGATGTGTGCCCTGTACATGGTCCGGAGGGACGAAAAGAAGGAGCTGGCCGCATGTGCTTTCACGGTAATCGCGTTCGCAGTGAACAAAATGAGGAACACCAGCGAGGGGTTATGAACACGATACTTCGGAAGATAGCCTGCTTCCTCGGCATCCATGATGGCCGCCCGAGCGGGAAGACCGTCACCTGCGATTGCTGCGGACGAACGTTCGCCCTAGCAGATGTGTACTTCTGGCGTGTCGGCAGGCATGACGAGGGAGAACCCTCTACGTGGCTGGAGAAACTGTAATGGCGCGTAGCGGAGTTATCTACAAGGGATTGACGCTGCTGGTCGATTACGACTACCTGCGTTCGCACAGGGGGACCAGGGAGCATGGACTCCTCCTTGATCCGGACGAGCCGGAGGACATCCAGATCAACGAGATCTATCTGGTTTGCGATTGCCACAACGAGACCGAGATCACCCAGATCATGTCCTCCCGAGACTTCCACGAGATAGAGGTCCGTATCCTGTCCGGACTTAGACAGGACTGGGCGGAGATGAGATATGAGGAAAACCAAGCCCGGAGAGAAGCATTTACATAACCGGACCCACTGTGACAGGGGACACCCCCTGACTCCGGACAACTTACAGTTTGCACGATGCGCGATCTGCAACGAGATCGACATGCAGGCCAAAAAGGAAATGCTGCTCAAGAGGGTACGGAAGAGAAAGCGGACGGGGAAATCCAAAGAACAGCGGATAGCGGAATACGCGGCGCTGAAAGCTGTCAACCCTCGGCTCTGCGATCATCCCGACCTCCATCCGGCGACCAAGGAGAATACGACCAAGAAGAGTTCGACCGGGGGAGGACTGTGCGCTCTCTGCCAAACGGAACGACGCCTCGCCAAGAAACCCATGCCCAGAAGACAGTTTTGCAGGAGAGGTCATGAACGAACGCCAGAAAACACAACGCCATTCGGATTCTGCCGGATCTGTAAGCGGGTCAGCGATGCCAGATACGAAAAGAAACGACCCAAACCCGTCAAGCCCGAGCGAGTTGATGAAGACTTTCTCTACTGGCGCGATCAGGTCCGCGAGTGGGGAGAAAATGGCTTTCGACCGTTTCTTCGACTCACGGGTGATGAAGAGATGCGCCGAATATTTGCAAACGCACCGCCTTTGCCCGGACGGAAGTGTGCGAGATCCGGACAACTGGAAGAAGGGGATACCGGTTGATAGCTATGTGGGCTCCCTTCACCGGCACTACATGGACGTGTGGCTGTGGAATCAGGGCTACCAGGAGGAAATGACGGAGAGCATACATGACTCTCTCTGCGCAATCGTCTTCAATGCCCATGGCTTACTGTTCGAATTATTGAGGAGCGAAGATGTCGAGAGTCAGGACGTATAAGAAGCCGCGAGGGGACGAGATGGTCCCGGCGTTCTATCTGGTTGTGGACGGCCAGATCAGATTCGGTCCATATCTGTCCAGAAACGAAAGTCACCTGAACAGCCTGTTGAGCCTGAAAGGGATTACGACCCTGCCGGTGATCGTCAAGAGGCGTGAACTGTGGAAGGCGAAGCAGCGGATTGATTTGGGCGACGAACAACCTGGGCTTTTGGATGGAGTGCCGTGGTTGCCGATTACCAAGATGGACCCGGAGGGATGGAAAGAGGAGGAGTAAAGGCGAGGGCGAAGTCAACACTGTAAAGGGGGGAAGCTATGAAGTGGTTGAACATGGATGAAAACCCGCAGACAGAGATAGAGTTCAACAGGCAGGAGAGCACGGAAAGCCACGAGCTGATCCCTGTGGAAACGCGGAGGATTGGGGATGAGGGTGTTCAGACGGTGGACGCTCGAAAGCTGCATGAGTTTTTAGGGAGCAAGCAGGATTTCTCGACCTGGATTAAAGATCGTATCGCTCAATACGGTTTCGTGGAAAATCAGGACTTTATAGTTTTCCATAAAATTATGGAAAACTCTGCTGGGGGTCGGCCATCAATTGAATACGCTCTCGCCCTCGACATGGCGAAAGAAATCTCCATGGTTGAGCGGAACGACCAAGGCAAAAAGGCGCGGATATACTTCATCGCCTGCGAGCGGAGAGCGAAGCAAGCCGCTATTGACCCTATGCAGGCCCTTAATGATCCGGTGGCGATGCGTGGTCTGCTTTTGACATACTCGGAGAAGGTCATAACGCTTCAAGCCGAGAATGCAGCGCTTGTTCCGCAAGCGGAAGCTTTGCGGCGGATCTCCCTAGCTGATGGTTCCCTGAATCTTACCGAAACTTCTAAGGCGCTTCAGATAACACGGAAAAAATTGATCAGGGATCTGTCAACGACCCTCCGTTGTATCTACAGGCGACAGGGAAACAAAAATTGGCTGGGGCGCTCCGAAAAAGTAACTCAAGGGTGGGTGGAGCACAAGGTTGGCACATACCAGCTTCCGGATGGAAGCGAGGCGATTAGTGAGCAGGTACGGCTCACCCCAAAAGGTTTGGCAAGATTGGCGTTGTTTTACGGGAGGGAACCAGATCTGGCGTTGATAGGGGATGCATCATGATAACGGCGAAGAATTATGCGGCGCAGGCGGAGGCTTCACTCAGGAAGGCGGTAGAGATGTCTCCTAAACTCCAATTTGATCCAAGAGAAATAAAAAATTTCAATGGTGTTGCGGACTTAATAAGGGATTCGGTGCATTTCGTTGTGCCTGATGGATGCTCTTTGTTAGGGGGTGGCGGTGCCGGGCTCCTGGGCAAGGACTTTAATTTGCCCTACCCTAAAATTACCGTGGAATACTGGTCAGATAGATACCAAGCAAAGTATGTTGCATTAGCTTACCAGAATGAGACTGCTGGTGGAGTTACAGTAACAGGCGCATCATACTGGAAGGATGATTGCAATTTATGGCTACCATGTCCAATCGCGGCATGGATAACAGAGGGCATAACAAAAGTAGGCATGGTGAAAACAGATTCCTATGCAATATTGTTTCCGACTATCAAAAAAATAGTCGAGAAGAAAACTGATGTAGCGGGTATGGCTACGGTGTATATTTCAGCCGTAATAGAACTCTTGGAAGCTCTCTCTTGCCGTAATGTCTCGACAACCAACTACCAGGATGCCTCGACCAAAAACGGCAAACGAATTAGCGAAGGCAAACTCCCTTTCTATGAAACAAAGATGCTGGTTGTGGACACACGGGCGATGGTAAGTAGTAAAGGGGTTTATCTCGGCGGTACACACGCCTCACCCCGTCAGCACTTGAGGCGGGGACATATCAGGAGATTGCCAAAAGACAATATCTGGATACAACCCTGCGTGGTTGGAGACCCGAATAAAGGGACCATCCACAAACAATACGCGGTCATATAGGGGGGGGCACTATGATCCCAGAACACACGATACACTCGCTTAAGATGTACGTCGAACACGGCCAGCCGGTGGGCGGCTTTCTGGAAGCAGTCCTCTGCAACGATCTGCTGGGCGCTTTCGACCGTGCGGACTCCGATCATCAGGCGTGTTTGATGGAGCTGGTACGGCATATCCGCAAGAATATGCCTCTAGGATGTTGGGGAAGTAAAGTTAAGATGGCTGAATGGATGAGCCATAGGGGATTGGAGAGATTGGACACAGATAAAGGAGCACGTTATGCCGTCAGTATCTAAAGCACAAAAACGTACCATGGGCGCAGCAGCGCACAATCCAGCCTTCGCCAAGAAGCTGGGCATCCCGGTCAAGGTGGCCAAGGAGTTCAACAAAGCCGATACTGGCAGCAAGAAGAAGCTGCCCGAGAGGAAAACCAAAAAATGAGATTCGAACCGAATGCAGGCGTCTATACGGCAGGCGATATTATCCCGGATGGCCAGAGGGGCAATGTTATTGGCAAGCCATCTGGTATAGTCAAGGTCCGCAACAGGAAACCCACCAACAAGGAATACGCCCAGCAGCACGGTATCACAACGCGGCAGGCGTCGAAGAAGCGGAGGGGGTACTGAATGCAGGCCCCAGTCGTGGACAGGTCGATAGGCATAGGACATAGCCAGTGGGGGATTGGAGACGACAAGTTCCGGTCGGTACGTCACAGAGCGCAAGAAGAGCGGCAGGAGTTGAAACACAGGAGCAAGAAGGACAAGACAGTACAGGTGCCCAAACATGCCCCCGGTGACAAGGTGGTCATCACGGTTGGCTATAAGGCTAGGGATTATCGGTTGGTTGAGATCGTGGACTTTCATGAAAGCTGGCGAGGAAGGTATGAATATTACGGCATCCTGTTGAAGACTACCAACAAAAAGGAAATCCCGAGGATCGGTAGGCTGTGTACCTTTGCCGGTGGCAGGTTCGGGCTTTCCTCGGGGGTTGAGGCAGGAGTAGAAGAGAAAGATATCAAGTGGCTGGATGAAGAAGGAGAAGATTATGGGACTCGCAAATCCATTGGACAAACTTAACAGCACGTTGGGCGGGAGCAAACCGTCATCACCACCAAGTCCGCCAGTCCAGGCCGCCAAGACTTTTGGGGCGAAGGTTGTGGACAAGGTAAAGTCTGCCGTCGGCGGGAACAAACCGCCACCACCGAAACCGCAACCGGTCAAGGGATACAAGAAGGGCGGCATTGTTACCAGAGGAAAGAAGGGTTGTTGACGGTTGAGCGGCGGCGTGGAAGGACACGCAGGCGGTGAAGTAGAGTAGATCACGCGCTAAACCTGAACGCAGCGTGGCGAAGCCGGGGGTTAGAGTCAGGGTGAGAACCCCCTAGCCGGTATCGAGTCCGGTCCGCTCAACGAAGGGATTGACGGGTGAGTAGTGTCCCTCCCTTAACCGGTGGCCTAGTAATTAGGGAACTGCACATGGCCCAAGTCCTATGGACCCCCATGTGTTCAGAGATACGGGTGTAACAGTGGGTACTTGACAGCCGGGAACAGACCGGCACTATCAGTTATCCGGAATTTCCGGATAACTCACCTTAAGGCGGCGAGGCTACAAGGAGGGGGGATACCTGCAATCAGGAGAAACCCGTGGCTAAAGCCGCCTTAACACAGGAACAGCTCAACGAACTTGAGTTGCATTACGAACGATGCGCCAAGGAATTCCCCTATTACGCCGAACACTGTCTGAAGGTCCAGACTGAAGACAGCCGACTTATCCCCTTCAAACTGAACGAAGTCCAGCTCCTCCTTGAGGAGATCTGGAAAGACATCACCGACTCCGGACGTGTCGTCAGGATGTATGTCTTGAAGGCAAGGCGGGAGGGAATATCCACCTGGGCTACCGGCAAGATCTTCCATCGAACCTCTGTCTGGCCGAACAAGAACGCTGTCCTCGTTACACACGAACCCGCCGCGACGGAATTTCTCTTTGAGATGCAAAAGCGGTATTACCAGCACCTTCCCAGCGAATTCAAACCTGTCACCAAAAAGAACAACGCCAAGATGATTCAGTTCAACAACGAGGAGGGGACCGGTCTGGATTCCGCCATCCGCGTCGGCACTGCTGGCGTCAAGGACTTCGGTTCCGGACAGGGTATCCACTTCCTCCACCTGTCCGAGTTCGCTAAATTCCCCATGGAAAACCAGAAGGATCTCTTCATCTCCCTGGCCCAGCCGGTGCCGAGGGAGAAGAACACCGCCGTTATCATCGAGAGCACGGCCAAGGGTTTGGGCGGGGAGTTCTACAACGGTTTTTACAACTCCCGCTATGTGTATGAGATCTATCTGGACGAGCACCACGAGGCTAAGTGGCGCGTGAAGATCAATGAAAACGCTGACGAGAACAACGAATATTCGGCGGTCTTCATCCCTTGGTTTGTATTCAAGCGGTACAAAATGACCCCTCCGGATGGATTTAAGCGGACGGAAGAGGAGGAAAAGCTGGTCCTGACGTACAATCTGGAAGACGATCAGCTCTACTGGTATCGCTGGGTGCTGGCGAACAAGTGCAATGGCGACAAAAACAAGCGGGACCAGGAGTATCCGCCGAACGCCAAAGCCGCTTTTATCGGATCTGGAACCCCCGCGTTCGACATCGGGCGGGTTATGTTTCTCAAGGACCGTTGCGTTAAGCCATTGGCGCGGTATGACTGCCTGTTGGAGATCGGCCAGTTCACCGCTAATGCGGACGGACCGTTCAAGGTGTGGGAAGAACCGGTTGCAGGCCGACCATACGTCATTTCCGCCGACGTGGCGGAGGGTTTGTCCCATGGGGACTTCGATAGCATCGACGTTATCGACCATACAACCAATGTTCAGGTGGCTCACTTCCACGGGAAGATGTCCCCATCGCAGTTTGCCACCCTGCTCTTCCACGTCGGCATGAGATACAACAACGGCTGGATTGTTCCGGAAAAGAACAACCATGGACAAACGGTGATCGAGCGGTTGATCGAGATGGAATATCCCTACATTTATGTTGAAACCGTTCCCGACTTCCCGAATAAACCGAGGAAGCGTTTCGGATGGGTAACAAGTAAGAAAAGCCGGGACTTAATCTTGGATAATCTGGTGGAAATGGTTTCCCAAGAAGGTTGCGGAGTCAGATGCTCTGAAACATTCGACGAAATGCTTAACTTCAAGGTCCAGCAAGATGGAAAGCGTGGAGCTGACCCCGGAACTTTTGACGACAGGGTTATCAGTATTGCTATTGGATTTTACGTGGCAAAGAATTTGCCTTATGCGGTATCAGCAGGGTTTAACACTAGGGTAAACAAAACCGGATTGTTTGGTAGAAAGAAACCATCTTCTGCGGGGTGGACATGAGATTGCATCCATTGACAAAAGATGATAAAAAAATACTTGCTAAAACCTTGGAAAGCATTAAACTGTTACCAATTAGGGAAGGTAAACTGACAATCTACATCACTCCCGAAAGAACAATTGGTGCAATAGAATTCACAACTCAATATAGATAGCTGGTTCCCTTTTACCGTCCCTACTCGCCGGGGGACGTACTAGAAAGCCCAGTCGTTAACAGAGGTTCCCCCCTGCTGTTAAGACTGGGCTTTCACCATTTTGGAGCAACGATGGCCGGATTAGATCCAAATGGTGTCGTAAAATGGTTATCCAATGATCAACTGGATAAGATGCATGACGACCAGATACTCGCCGCACGTCCCGCAACTCAACCTTTAATCAGCCTCGCTTCCCATATTCAGGACTTTTTTCAGTCAGCCAAAACCGCAAAACTCCAGATCGAGCAGGAAATGATCTCCACCTTGCGCCAGATCAAGGGTGAATACGAGCCTGATAAGTTGAGCGCTATCCAGGAAATGGGCGGATCAGACGATTTCATCCGCTTGACGATGCATAAAGTCCGGGATTGTGAGGCGCAGATCACCGACGTGCTTAACCCGTGGGGTGATCGCACTTGGGATATCGAGCCGGAGCCTATTGCCGACATCCCTCCCGATGTTTTGGCGATCATACAGCAGCAGGTCAGGCAGGCGGCAGTCCAGCAGGTTGTTGCTCAAGCCCAACAATCCGGACTCCCGCCGAGTACCGAGATGCTGACCTCCGTAATGCAGGGTATGGAGGAAGAAATCAAGAAGTCGGTGCTCCTCCGGGCTCAACAACTGGCCGAGGAGCGGTCCACCAACATGGAGCAACTGATCCTCAAACAACTCGACCAGGGCGGATGGCATCAGGCGTTCAAGGCATGTATCTGCGATCTGTCCAGGATGAAGATTTGCGTCATGAAAGGCCCGATTTTCCGCATGGCAAAGACGTTGAAGTACGTTCCGCACCAAACAACCGGGAAATTTGAGGCGCAAGTGGTAGAGGAGGTACGCCTTGAGTTCGAAAGAGTTTCGCCGTTTGACTGGTATCCAGCAGCAAATAGTATTGGCGTGGACGACGGTGATGCAGTCGAGGTTGAACACCTCACGAGGAGCGATTTTAGCAAGCTTTTGGGCGTTCCTGGCTACAAAGATGACGAAATTAGGGCTGCTCTTAACGAATATTCGCAAGGTTATCATGAGACAACACCCATAGATCAGGAGCGTTTTCAGCTCGAAAAAGACAATAATACCGGCTTTTTCGACAAAAAAACCGACAAAATAGACCTTTTGAACTACTGGGGACAGGTTCAGGGCAAAATGCTGCTGGAATGGGGTATGACCCCTGAAGAGGTGCCCGACCCGGATCTGGATTACCAGATCAATGGCAAAATGGTTGGCAGGCACGTCATAAAAGCAGTGTTAAACCCCGACCCGCTGGGCAGAAAACCCTATGGGGTGACCTCTTTCAGCAAATCCAACGATTCTCAGTTCGGTGAATGCCCTGCCGAGTTCATGGAAGACATCCAATCTATCTGTAACGCCACTGTCCGCGCCCTAGTCAACAACGTAGCGACCTCTTCCGGACCCTTGACAGAGATCGACATCGAGCGTCTGGCAGCAGGCGAGACTCCTGACATCTGGCCGCACAAAGTAATCCAGACAACCAACAAAAGAATGCAGGAGGGACCGGCTGTCCGGTTCTATCAGGCGAACCTTTTGGCCAAGGATCTCCTCCTGGTCTACGAAAAGTTCAAACGGGAGGCGGACGATCTGGTTGTCCCCGCTTACGGGCATGGTGACGCCAATGTCCAAGGCGCTGGCAACACTTCATCCGGACTGGCGATGCTTATGTCAGCCGCAAGCAGGAATATCAAGCTGGCGGTTGCGAACGTTGACCAGGATATAACGATCCCGGTGATTGAGCGGCTGTTTACGCACAACATGCGCTTTGTTGACGATGATTCGATCAAGGGATCTCTGACTGTCAAGCCCCGTGGTTCCAGCACTTTGGTTGTCAAGGATCAGCTTGCCATGCGGCGTAAGGAATTCTTGGCAGAGACGATGAACCCGATAGATCAGCAGATCATGGGGATCAAAGGCCGGGCTTACATTTTGGGCGAAAACATAAAATCGCTTGAGATGGACCCCGCCCGTGCGCTGCCGAATCTGGCCGAGATCGAGAAGATGCCACCTGAATCCATGCTGCCCCCGCCTGGACCTCCCCAGCAAGGCGAGGCCCCAACAGCAACGGATGCGGCGGGTAACCCCGCTGGTGGCGGGGAAAGCAATCTGTTTCAACAGGAGCGACGTTGATAAACAGCGAATATGAAATGTTTTTAAGGGCTGTTATTAACCTGGAAACCTCACCTGATTTTCAAATTGTGATCAAGTGGGTCCGTCAGGGGTATAACGACCAGCTTCATACCAACACCATGCTCCAAGATGAGGTCAGGCTAAGGTGGGGACAGGGAATGGCGCAAGCCCTAGAGACATTTCTGAACAGTATTGATAACGCCAGAAAGGAGTACAACGCCGTAAAGCGTTAATTTTTTTACCTTTTAACACAGACACTCTGTGGATAAGTAACGGGATACTCTGTGGAGACCCGACCAAAACATGGCGACCGTAAAGCCGAGCCGGGAGGCATCAATGAGTTTGAACAGAATGACAACAGCAGCAGCGGAAGCGGATGAGTTTTTGGATGGATTAATGGCTCCGCCCCCTCCAGAAGGGACACCTGATACAGGAGTAGTCCCGGAGGGAAGTGCCCCCCCTGAAGACCAGCAGGCACCAGCACCGGATATCGACATCCTTAAAGCTGAAAGCGACAGATTGAAAGCACAGCTTGCGGACGAGAACAATCCTACTTGGAAAGCCAAATATGCAACTTTGCAGGGCATGTTCAACCAGCTCAACCGAGAAATGAAGGAGTTGAAAGAGGAGTTAAGACAGGCACCAGCTAACAATGAACCCGCAGTAACTCCCGAACCGTTAATGACCTCCGATACCTACAAATTGTTGGTTGATGATGTAGGCAAGGAAGTAGCCGATGTCGTGAAATCGTTGATTGAGCGACAGGCAGGTTCGGAAGGCAAGTTGCAGGAACATTTGAAGCCTTATGCAGAGCGGATCGCAAAAGTAGAACAAGCCCAGGCTCAAACCGCTGGGGAACAGTTCTTCAATACGATCACCATGGGGTGCCCTGACTGGAAACAGATCAATGGATGGGCTGCTGAAAACATCCCGCAGAACCCAGCCTTCACCGCCTTCATTGAGCAGGCAATACCGGGGACCGACTACACCTATGACGACCTGATTCAGCAGTATCAGCAAACAGGAAACGCCAGAAAGATAGTTGAGATCTTCAACCTGTTCAAAGCTTCTCTACCTAAACCCGCTGCTCCGGCTCCCGCCCAAAAGCCAGCCGACATCAATCAGTACATCGACCCGAATAAGACGGGTAAGGGAAGTTCCTTACCCGACTCAACCCAACCAAAGACCTACTCTCAGGCTGAAGTAAACCGCTTTTATGATGCAGTAGTCAAGGGAACCTTCAAAGGAACTCTTGAGGAAAAAACCGCCATGGATGCGGAATACAATAAAGCCATTATTGAGGGCAGGGTTACATAAGGAGAGTTACCATGTCCGTCGCCACTGTTCCGGGATATCCCGATTATACCCAAGCAGGGACCAATAAGAACATCCCTTGGGCGTTCAGTAAAAAGACTATCCTGAAGTTTTATGACTCCAGTATCGTCCCCAACATCACCAATACTGACTATGAAGGTGATGTTACAGGTCAGGGAGACAAAGTAATAATCAACACAATCCCTGATATTTCCGTCACCAAGTACACCAAAGGCTCAACAACCAATTGGCAACTAGCCGAATCTCCGGCTGTTGAACTGGTTGTCAATCGCGCCATTCAGTTTGCATTCAAAATGGACAAGATTGATATCAAACAGTTCCTCCTCAAGAACTACATGGATATTTGTGCTCAGGATGCCGCCGAACAGCAGAAGATTTACATCGACACCGAATTCCTCGGTTCGGTCTATGCCGACGCTGCCGCTGCCAATAAGGGATCAACCGCAGGTCGGAAGACCTCTTCCTACAACCTCGGCACCACAACTACTCCCGTGGCGATCACCAAGACCAACATCATCGACCTGATCATCAATCTCGGTGGTGTTGCCGACGAACAGAACTGGCCGGAAAGCGACCGCTACATCGTGCTTCCGACCTGGGCTTCCGTCCTCCTCAAGCAGTCTGACCTTAAGGATGCCAGCATGACCGGCGACGGGAAATCAACTCTCCGTACCGGACGCCTTGGCATGCTCGACCGTTGGACTCTCTACGGCACCAACCTCTACACCGCAGTCAGTGATACCGGTCATAGCGCATACAACGTGCTGTTCGGCCATAAGTCGGGGATCTGCTTTGTCAGCCAGCTCGTCGAAACCGAGTACTTCGAAAAGCTGGAAACAACCTTCGGTAAGGGCATGAAAGGTCTCCAGGTTTATGACTGGAAAACCATCAAGCCTGAATCCTTGGGCGTCCTGTACTGCTACAAGTCCTAAACCATAACAGGGGTCTACCGGAATCCCGACAGACCCCCCTTACCCAGGAGGCTGAAAATGGCAACAATTGACAAGACCGGATGCGGACCTACCTACGGAAAGATCCCGTATGCCGGGCTCAATAAAACGTATGTAATTTCCAATACTGTCGATCTGACTGCTCAAGCAATGTCAACCGACACCTACCAATGCCTTGCGATTCCGGCTGGCACCGTGGTTTCGCAAGTGCGAGTCCACATGCTGACCGCCGCTGTAGGCACTACTCTTACGGCAACGGTTGGCGATGGTAGCGCAACGACTGGTTGGGATGCTTCAGAAGATCATAAAGGCGCGGCTGGTACCATCTATACCTCGCTTGTCGGGACTGATACCTACGCAGTCGGAGAAACCATGGGCACTTATTACGCCACGGCGGATTCTATTGATGTTGCGTATACGGTTGCTACGGCAATTACGGCAGGCCCGAAGTTCAGGATCTCTGCCGTCTGTATTGACTGCAATTAATCTAGGGAGGGAGGGTGTTATCGCCCTCCCTCAAGTCTATTCCGCATAAGGAGCGGAGAGGAGTTCAACATGGCAAGGAAACAATGGTTTTCCGTAGGCGAACTGACAATGGAAGGCGCTAGCAATGGCGCTGTTACAGTTCTTTCAAAGGATGCAAGCGGGAATATCCTTCAATGTTCCGGCACTTCCGCACCGTCTGCTGCGGCTGGGTATGCGAAGGGATGTATTTTTATCAAGACCGATGCCAGCGCGAGTGGGCTGTATGAGAACACCGGGTCCACGACTTCCTGCACATTCAGTCTGCTTGGGACCGTAACTGCCGGGGAAATAACCTTAGCCGAGGGGAGCGTTTTGGTTGGCAACAGCTCTGGTGTTGCTGCGGCTTTGAGCGCGAAAACCGATGGCCAGATCTTGGTCGGCAATGGCACGACCATAACGTCAGTCGCGGTTTCCGGCGATGTCACTATGTCTAACGCTGGTGCCGTGACTATAGGCGCGAAAAAGGTTGTGAATACCATGATCGCCGCCGCTGCCGGGACAGTTCTCGGGGGCACGACAACCTCTGGTGATGTCACCGCTATCGACAATAGCACGTCAGGATCAATTGTTATCGGTCAGGGCGCGGCGACTACGTGTGCGGCTCACGTTTTGAGTGGTGATGCAACGATGACAAACGCCGGGGTTGTTACTCTGGCTTATCCGAAGGTCGCCGCCATTACTTCCCAAGCGCTGCTGTTCTCGGCTTTCACTGACAATACGAACGCCACTGGCTATATCGACATCACGACCCAGATCCCGGCTCATTCCATCGTTCTTGGTTGGAAAGCCGTGGTAACGACCGGTTTCTCCGGAGATACGACTGCAACCATTGAAGTTGGGATCTCGGGAGGAGTGGCGAATTTTTCGGCCAATACAGCCAACTCTGTTTTGACGAGTTCCACTGAAGTGGGTAGCGCTTCAGCGGTAGCAACCAGCTATTGTGCGGCGGCTACGACTGCTCGGGTTACCGTAACGGGCGGCGCGGACTTCACGTCGATCTCCGCTGGTTCAATGGTTGTGACGCTTTATATCGTGAGAACCGCTTGATTATAGGAAGGGAGGGGAAAGCTCCCCTCCCTTGCCTTGGGGGAACCAATGACTAGGATTAAAAATATATTGGCATTTGACGGTACTGTTACCACTTTGACTCAAAAGGTACAGGAGAACGGTTTTTGCCACATGTTGATCGTTCTGGTAGCTGACTTTACCAATAGCGTTACCGCTACGGTCAGCATCCTTGATGTTGACGGTTATGTTGTGTGGTCAAGTAGTGCTCTCACGAAAAATACTACTAACCGGATTGACTCTCTCACTACACCGGCATTTGGTCTTGTTCCCTTTGATTATGATTATCAGATCAAAGTTGTTCTATCTGGCGCGGCTGGCGGAACAGGCGGCAACGTGACGGTTGTGGGCTATATCGAACCTGAATAGGGGGACAAGTAATGACTCATCCCGAATTTCTGAAGCTTCCGAATGCGCCCGTATGGGATTACCACATCTGGACTCCATTGCTTGCGGAGAGGGGGGATATGGTCCCGTTTTATCCCCTGAAAACCGTTGAGCCCGAGATACCGGTTGAAAATCTCCAAGGAGAAGCGACGGCATCATTACGGATAGTGGAGCACCTTAACGGATGGTACGGGATTGTTGACCAGAATGACAAACCAATCGGCCCCCGGATTCGGGGGCTGGAAAACACAAAGCAGCAATTGGACATTTTCCTGAAGAAGTTGAAGTCAAAGGTGAAGTGATATGCTCGTCCAGGACTTGCTAAGATCTGTCAGGCATCGACTGCG